CCAGCGGATCCTTGGAACCGTTGCCGGTGCCGTCGGCGTAGAAAATGTCGCCGAGGTCGTCGGCCATATCTTCAGTGTCCTGTTGGATCGTGAGCTTCATGAGGTCGAGGATCTTCTGATCCGAGTCAGCAACAGAAAGTTCGTCGCCGGGAAGGGCGCACGTGATCTGGTAGAAGCTAGGCGTGAACTCCATGAACTGGCGATTGTCGGTGGCAGTCACCGCGAAGGTGTCAAAGCCACGGAACGATTGGCCAGTGGTGTTCTTGGAGACCTTGATAGGTGCTCGCAAGGTGCGCCCGCTCCACTTTTTGGCAGCGCGAACGACGCGCTGGAACATGACGTTTGAGTTGAGGACCGTATCGACGACGTACGGCAGATATTCAGTCTGCACGGTCGTTTGGATACGTTGTCCGTATAATTCAGTCATTGGAGTGGTGGTTAATTAATAATCCGGTGCCACCACCTTTTCGTGAGTTACCAAGGCCGAGCGCCAGGTTTCTTGAAGTCGGCCGATGTTTTAAAGGTGGAAGCTTTTGTTTCCCCCTTCGCATCTGAATTTGTTGCAGCGACAATTTCCTTACGATCTTTGATGGACGGTCCGGTTTTAGTCTGGCCGTAGATTTTCATCCCAGCTCGATAATTCCAGCGTCCCTTTGAATCAACGAGGTCGTTGTCCGTGACAATTTTCAGAAGCTTGATCTGATCAATCTTGCCCCCTGTAGGATTTAACAATTTGTCCGCCTGAATGGTCTCGAGTTCACTTTTCATGAAGTCGGTTGCATCCTTGACGGCTTTGCTTTGCTGTTCGCTCTTTTCAGTGATCCGTTTTTCAGCACGCTCTTCAGCGGACTTCAATTCGGCATCACGATCAGCGCGGTAAGCGTCCCATTGGGCTTGATCTCCTCCGAACCATGAAGGGATCTTTGTTTGGTCAGCGTTTTCTTGACGCTTGGTGCCAAACTCTTCTCGGAGCGCTTCGATGGCTTTTTTGTGCTCGTTTGCTTGAGCGGTGAACTTATCATTCCACTCTTTTTCACGAGCCTGCCATCGAGGGTGCTCATTCAGCGGCTTCTTGTCGGAATCTTGAGACTCTTCTTCTTCGTCGGTCTCAGACGACGCGCCATCTGTTTCGTTTTTTTTGTCGATTTCTTCAGTCGACTCCGAGTTTTCGTTCTCGGTGTCCGGGACGAAAGCCGGTTGGCCTTCATGACGGAACTCTGATGTAGTCTCTTCGGTCATATTGGACGATCTGCTTTATTTTTCGGTCGCGCAGAACGAGACGACACTTGATATTTTTAATTATACGCTTGTCAATGTGTTTTTGAAAGAACTTATGCACAGTTTATTTTTTGGCGTCCACTTCTTCACCCTCGGCCTCTTCATTATCAGGTTTCGTTTCGGTCGATTCGTCATCGCCCTTGTGCTTTTTCTTGTGGCTGATTCCGTGGATCTCGAACTCGGCGCTGTTATCGTATCCGCCCTGACTCAACCGGGAGAGCTTGCCGTGGATCTGGATGTGGGCGTGATCGCCGAGCTTCATGTTCTTGGCTTCTGGTAAATGTTCGAGGCCAATGTTGAATTTCGGATAGACGGGATTTCCTTTTTCCTTCTTCATCGGCTTGCCCGGACCGGAACCAGTCATGTAGCTATCTTGCTTTGGGGTAATTTTGCGCATCATAGGTTTAATAAATTATTGAATAGCCGGAGCGCCTTCTTCTGGTGCGCCGACATCGGGAACAGCGGGGTTCGACCCACCTCGCGTCGCAGCATGCTCTTCATGAGCCGCCACGCCTTCAGCATTTAGATCAATGCCGGCCTTCTTCGCCATCTGCACCTTTCCATCCGGCGGCAGATCTTTGAAGTTGATCGATTCATTCGGTGGCTTGGCGCCGCCGGCTGCCGCTTGCTGTTTCATCTGCACAACTTGAGCAACGCGTGGATCCTTTGCGAACAAGATTTCCGGTGCATTAACTTCGAGCCAGACGTTGGCGGCAAGTTCTTCCGGATTCGGTTTGTCCAATGCCTTAAATAGATCGATGAGCGAATACTTATTGGCCTTTGCGAGTTCCAACGCTTGTGTGGCAAGCGATGCGCTGTCCTTCGGCAACATTGATCCTTCTTTAACGCCGGCCTTCACGATCGGACGAGGGGTTTGGTCAGCCGCATAAAAATTATCGTAGACATAGAGCATCTGAATGAACCAATTCACGATGTCGTCAGCAAACTGTTCAAGATACTCACTCACGCCGCCGCCAATGCGATCGGTGGCGAGGTTGTGTTCGAACATCATGCCGCGAACGGTCTTATTGCTTCCAAGACCTGATGGGGTGAGCCCACGGCTTCCAAAGAGCTCCGTAAGGCGGTTGCGCTGGTCTGTGAGGTCCTGATAGACGTCATGTGGCAACGGAGGGGCACTCATGCGGCTCATGGCCTCGTTTACGGCTCCGGCTGGGATTGCGACCGTTCCGCCGTCTCGAAGCGCCTTGGTGACGTTCTTGGCCTGTGGTGCGGTCAATCCGGACCGTTCGAGCGAGACGACCATGCCATTGTTCATGCTATCAGCGTTCCGGTCGATTTGTCGGGAGCGTTTATTGATCCGGTCTTGCGTGCTGATATTTTGACCAATGAGTGATGTGTCGTCGACGGGTTGTTTTCCAAGATTAAAAACTGTGAGGAGAATAAGTGGGATCCTCGGAGATTTGAAATGGTTTGGTTGCGCTGGCTTCGGCACCTGTTGCGGCTTTCCGTTTTCGTCCACCGGAACTTCGCCGGTCGTACCATCAGCCGGCGCGTCCTCTGTGGTCTCATAATTCCAATGCGGATTTTTCTTTTTGAGCAACACGACTTTTTTCATCGTCCAGCACATGTATTCGACGGTCCACCATTCGATGAACTGGATCTCGGTTCCGAGATCTTCTCCGGCCATGTCCTTGACGAGTTTTATGCCTTCCGTTTCGCCGCCTATTTTTTTCAGCGTTTGGATCATCTTGCCGGCTTTCATCTTTCGGTACTCGCCGTAGTATTCGCCGGTGTATCCATCTTCGTCAACGGTGGCTTCCGGATCGAGGATGAGTTTCTTTGGACGGATGATCTTGGCGGTCGGGATGTCCTTGTCCATGTCCCAACCTGGCTTGGCAGCGCCGACCAAGTAAATAGCCCAATGCCGTGCGGCTCTTTTGAGGCGCAGGCGCAGTTTAATGTCATCGTTAATTTCCGCGAGCTTTTTTTGCAGGTCTTTAACAAATGCCTGCGTTTCCGGTGTGTCGGGTTGAGTTTTACCATCAGCGTCTTTATTCGCGAGGTTGACCATCGCGTCCGGGTTGCGGCGTGTGGCCTCCGGCAGATACGTTTCCAGCGCTTCGAACAAAACATTGTCGATTGTCGGCCGGGTCTTTTCGACCTTCGGCTTTATGTGCTGATTACCCAGCCAATACGCTTCGTTGTCGTCGCCGTGTTTATCCCATTCGGAGAACACGCTTGATTCCCTCCAGTTTTTAAGCCAGCGATCGGTGAGGTCGCCAAGATCCTCGTTCTTCATGTCGAGAGTGAGCTCCGGGAACTTATCGGAAACAATACCTTGCTCCGTCTCTTCATCGGTGGAGCGTCCCAAGACCTTGTTTACTTTTTTCCCCAGCGAGAAGAACGCATCTAAAATGGCGTTGGAATCTGACATAGTTTTTTAGTATAGCACTATTTTTAGTCCTCGTAATCCTCTTCGACCCACCACGGATCTTCGGCCGGTTGATCCTGCGGTGTCTTTGAACCGAACAATTTATGCGGATCGAAGTCAACCGTTCCGTTCGGGTTCACCTCGTAGCTGTTTGGCGCCGCTTCGCTTTCCGGGAGCGAGATGCCGCCGCGCCCACCGAATCGACTCATGCCGATGTACCAGTAGACCGTTGCGTGCACCCAGTCGTCGCGGTCCGATCGGTGCCAGACGTAGCGATCTATCTGGTTCGAATCTTCTTCGACCGTGCGGTAAATGTGCGACCAGTGAAGCCAATAGTTGTACCAGTCACTCCGATTCCCATTGAATAAGCGCATCCGACCGTCTCGGTATTGGTCGACCATGAGTTGAATGAGACGGTTTCGGTCGGCGAGCACGTTTCCGGATTCTTCCTTTTCGCCCCATCGCATGAGTTGCATTGTTTTTCTGTCCCTTGCATAGTGGCAAAGAAATACACGCCCCGGATACTTCTTGCGGAGTTTGCGGACGCCGATGATGTCGCCGCCTTGGTCGATCACCATGATGCTGTCCGGGAATACCTTGAGGAAGTATTCGAGCGTCTCTTTGAGTTCGAGTTGGTTAACCTCGTCCGGCATGTAGTCGGTTACTTCACCGTAACCGAGCAAGCCCTCGTCATTGCCATAAGTATAACGCAATTTTATTCCAGTATCAACGCCGATCACGATCCGCCCGGCGTAGGTGTTCTTTTCGGTCGTGATTGAACCGAGAATCATCTCTTCGCTCACGCTATTTCCACCACCGGCATACGGTTCGCCCAGTATCTTGTTGTAGAAGAAGTCCATCGTCTGCTTTCCGTCGAGAACTTTTTGATACGCCTCGCAAATATAAGACGCTGGCGTGTCGGGCATCATGAGAAGCGAAACGTGGTAGCCGGAGAACTTGGCGTCCTCGCGTCCTTTCTTCCTACGCCATTCGCCTTTTGCCCTAGCGTGCCAATCAAGAACGCGTCGGCATGCCTTGCAGATATATTCTTGCGCGGCAATGTCGATGCTCATCTTTGTTGGATCCTCGGTGTTCCACGAGAGCATCTGTTGCTTTTGGCAGTGGGGGCAAACGATGAACCACTCTTTCATGTCGCTCTGTTGCCATTCAGCGTCCACGCCGTTGTTCGGAACGCTTGGGTGGCTGAAGGTGTGGATCTGTTTCATCTTCGAGTGTTGCAGACGCGCTTGGTAGTCGGCAATGACGTCCTGCTTGGAAGAGTCCTGTTCATCGTGAACGAGCCGGTCGGCCGTAATCATGATGGCCGCCTTCTTGGTCCATGTGCCGCGGAAATAGAGCATTGATTTGCCAATCTGCTTTTTCTCAATGCTGTCGCTGTCGGTTGTTAGCGCGGCGAGCTTTGGGTTGTTGGAAAGGATACGATTCACCTTGCCGCCGACGAACAGCCCGACGTCGCCATCCGTTGGCAGTGTGTAGATGATGTCCATGCGACGCTTTTGCGCGTCCCGGATATTCTTCAAAACTTCCAGCGTACTCATTCCAACCTGCGCCGCTTTTTTTACGCAGAGGTTCTGGCTCTGATCCTCGTAGATGTCTATTAAAAACTGATGCTTTTCAAAACTAATTGGATCGCCTTTTTCATTGACGATCTTATACGCTTCAATCCACTCAAGTACGGAGTAGGACGAGATGTCGAGGTCAATCTTATCTTGCGGTTTTGTCGTCTGTTTTTTCTTCGACATAAAACGGAGCCTCTTCGGTTTTTCCAGGGATTCGAATTATCATCTCGCCGGTTTCCCATATCTCACGCACCTCGCCGCATGTGGCGCAGACAACAAGGATACCCTCTTTATCAATGCGCGAGCTTGGTGATCCATCGACGAATCGTTCCAACCGTCTGACTTCAAAGAATTTGTGACCTGATAAGATTCGTTCGCAGATATTTACTTGAGCCATATAGATATTAATATTTCTTAAACTCTCGCCGCACGTCGGACGTCACATGCCAGTGATCGCCGCATTGGTATGCCCGGAGTTCAACATGGTCCTGTTCCCAGCGCCGGTTCATCACGCTTTGGGCACCGCGTTTATCGTAGCAAGGTTTGTGGTCGAACCAACATGTATCAAGGTGCGACCGTTGCCCCTCAAATTTAAACAGGTTCTTGCGCATATGATTGAATTAAGGTCAGCGCCTCACTTCTTCCAATGGCGTTTCCGTAGAGCGGGCCGGAGAGCGTCTTTGCCAACATCATGCGGAAATCGAACAGCTTTTGCGGGTTGGTTATCTTTTGAGCGATCACTTGGTACTGCCGGCCGTACGCTTGTGCCTCTTGGTCGATTCTGAACGCTGGCTCGCGTAGATATTTGCCCCACCATAGTTCCGGCTTCTCGCCCTGCTGTTTCATGTGGACGCGCTCATGTTCAATCACATCGACTGATAAAGGAAGTTTGTGCGGATCGTAGATCGTATCTCCGTAAGTGAACACGGTTTGCGGATTAATTTGAAACGCCGCGCAGATATTGTCGATGTTTGGAGGAAATTCAAATTTAACTTTAACGCCGCCTTCAACATTTGGTGGATAGAACATTCCGTTCTCTGGTTTCAACATTTTTATTTTGGAAAAGATGCTCATATAGACGGTTTGGCTAGATGTTCCTCGCCTAGTTTAAGGGTTTTATAAATAAGGTCGAACATCGCTTCTTTTGCTTCGCGTTCCGTGGTGCCTGTTGAATATAAAACACGACCATTTTTTAAATTACAAATTACATGGACAAAACCTCGTTGTCTTAATCCTGGTGGATCAATTTCGATTTCAATTTGGATATATTCTTTGGTCATACTTTTTCTATTTGCATGAATTCATAATTCCAGTATCGAACATGGCCAACGACTCGATAGCTTTTTCTTCGCAACAATTCTTTGGCTGCTCGCCATGCAAGATTTGTCGTGAACGATTTTCTTCCTACGGTGAGCGTTTCAGATTCGGTCATACCATTTTGTCGCTGTTATCCCGGATTCGTTTGAGCCGGGCTTCTCTTAGGGCTTTAATTGCTGCGAGTTCTTCAGGGCTGCGTTCGATGTCCGGGGTCTCGGTCGTCTCGATCGTGCCGGAGTGTTCGAGTTTGCTCGTTGGCCTGAACTCTGGATCCTTTTTTTCCAACCACCATTGAGCGATTGGAATACCACCGTCTTTCAAAGCTTTGACGATATTATTTCGTGCCTGTAAATTGGGACTATTCTTCAATGCCTCTTTTCTCTGCAGAAACTTTGGATTACGATTTTGATAATTATAAAGAGTTCTTGGCGCAATTCCTGCATAAAAACAAGCTTCCGTATCTGGTGCGGAATTACTAAAAGCGGCCTCAAGTTTTTGCAGAACGTCAGGGGTGATTCTCTCTGGCCGTCCACCTGCGTGTTTGCGTTTTGCCATATGCTTATTTCAAAGGATTTTTCAATGCCAGCGGTGCTATAGCAATGACAAAACCGTAGCCGTCGCAAACAGGGCAACTTGTTGGTGTATCTTCGCCACTCTTTGACTTACGGCTCACTATTCCTTTACCGCCGCAATGAGGGCATGGTTTCGTATTTATTTCGCCTTCTTTTCTAAGCATAAAATTAAACCGTTGGCTCGTTGATTTTGACGCTCAAGCGTTCGTCCGTCATGGATCCGAATTGGTGCATCAGCCGGCGAATGGACCGGGCTGTCTCGCCACCTTTGCCGATAATGCGTCCGATGTCGGCTTTTGTCACGCTCACGGTAAGGAGGGTGCCGCGGTCGTCGGTAGAACGCTGAATGTCGAGCGTGACTGGTTCGGTCAGAAGAGGAAGAACGATGCAAGCAAGATATTTAACATCTGACGAAGCGTTATCGAAATGATCGTATGACATAACTATTCGGTCATCGGCCGAGTATCTTCGGCCGGAACGTTTATCGTCACGCTGGCTGTCAGACCGGCGGCGGTGAAGGTGATCGTGTGATCACCAACAGTTTTAAATTGATAAGTGAATGGGTAGTAAAATACTGGTACCTTTTGTCCATCGACGTAGTGGTTATTCCAAAGCGTTCCGGTTCCGTCTTGGGTTTTGTCTTGCGTTTCATCTGTTGCGGTGACGAACATCTGTGTGTCTTGGTTTACCGTTCCATCGTCGTTGTAGAGAATAGCGCCGATTGAAATATAGTTTTGCTCATCCTTAACATCTTGACGAGCGAGAAAGTCGCGGCCGATTCCTTTATCTGGGTAAGGGTTGACGATTTCGATTTTTGCGTTCGACATAGGTTGCTGTTCTTGTACCGGTTGAGTAATGGTCGGCTGCGTTTCGGCTGGCGGTTGGATTATTATCATTTGGAGCGGCGGCTGTGGCGAAGGCGTTTCCGGTTGAGCTACTGGCGCCGGGGCTTGGAATTCGATCGGGTCGTTTTGTGTAATTGGCGGTGGAGTTGCCACTTCTTCAGGAATTGGCGTCTGGGGTGCTTCGGGCTGGTTAGCTGGTGTTCCGCCCGCTATTTCCTGTTTGGGTGGCTCTGGGGGCGGCTGGGGTGCCTTAACGGTGATTTTAATGGCCTCGACTGCCGGCTGTAAGCCGTTTACGACCTGCGTTGTCGCCGGTCCAGTGGAGGGAATGTCTACAATCGTCGTCTGCGGCGGTGCTACTGGCTTGGCGAATCCGACGATGAGGAGAATGGCGGCGACCGTCTGACTCACTTTTATTACGATGGCGTTCCAGATGTTCATAATTTTATTCTTCTTTTATGTGTTTCGGTGGTTCTACGATCATGCCACTAGTGGTGATGAGTAGTCCAGCGATCGAGACGGCGCTTTCGACCTGGGCGATCAGGACGTCTACCGGATCCACGACGCCGACCTCCATGAACTTGCCGACCTTGCCGGTCACGACGTTGATGGCCTCGCCGAGCTTGAGCGTCTGGT